CTTTGTTCTCGAACGCATACAAGCAACCCTTATAATCATGAGGAAATATTTCCCAATTAACTAACATTGGGTAAACCTCTAATGTGAAGTTATGCTTTGCTACTGTTATTTCTTTTCTTATTATATTTGCCATCCATATCTCTTAATTTTTTTATTTCTAACTCGCAATAATGAATCACCTTTTCTAAATCTTGAATGCCGTTTTTATTCATGTAACGACAAACATATTTAATAACGTTTCCTTGAAAGAAACTCAAGTTATTTTTAGAAATAAATTCATACGGTTGAATGTGAAAGTCTTTGTAGTGATTCCCACCTATCTGCTTGTCTTGTGGAAATGCTTCATCAAACATATCTTTATTCGTCATTTGTTTTCTCCTCTTCTTTATTTTCTTTTTCTTTTTCTTTTTTACCAAAGATTTCATCAAAGTTTTTTTTATATATATCATTAGTTGGTCTACTATGACCATCCCACTGTCTTCCTTTTTCTTTATTCATTGTCTTCCTTTTTGTGTGAATAAACTTCGTACCAAGTATTACATTCCTTACAATCATACATAGATATAATTGTATATTCTGAATCTGGTGTTACATCTTCAGCATCATAATCATTTTGCCACACTACTTCTGCATTACAATAAAAACATCTCATATAATATAAGCTCTATCAAAGTTTTTAGGATCTAATACATGCAATTCTTTTTTAGCTCTTGTTGCACCAGTATAAAACAAACGATGTAATTCATCTGGATCATAACTAAATGTTTCAAGTGCCGCGTTAGTTAAGTCTTGCATTAGTAAAACTTTGTCAGCTTCTCCTCCTTTCGCTCCATGTATTGTTGACATTATTATACGAGGATTTTTATTTATCATTTCTCCATTCGCCCTCATATTACGAATGTAGTTTTCTGTAATGGTATCTAATCCTTCAAAAGATTCATACCAAACTTGATCAGTTATTAATCCATGTTTATCTTTACAATCTTGTAAACTATATTTTTCTTCAGAATGTAAAGTTTTACCTTTCCTAAAACCATCTAAAACATTTGAACCTAGGTATTCATATATATTTTTAATTTCTAAATGATTTAATAAACCTCCTTTACGCCAAGCTTCCCAATTATTTAAAGCCAGCAATAATTTTAATGGTACAGAGTTTCTACCTTTGTACTGATAATACCATCCTTGCAATTCACATAAGTCTCTTGCGTCTTCTAAAAAATAATTGGCTGATGATAACACCAACCAATTACCTTTAGACATATCTACTTGAGTAATATCTGAATATCTTCTTAACAAACCTTGTTCAGTTCTCGGTTTATATTCTTTATCAAATCTTTTTTGTACTTTGCTTATTATTTTTTGTGAGAGCTCGTGTATTGGGCCACCGGGTATTCTATAAGATTGATCTAATACTTTTATATTATCTACTTCTTGTTTCAATGCTATGAAATGATCTACATCTGCACCGGCCCATTTAAATATTGCCTGGTCATCATCACCTGCAATATAAGTTTTTCTAGCTAGTTGCCAAATTTTTCTAACCATTTCCCATTGTATTAAAGATAAATCTTGAGCTTCATCTATAAATAAAACTTCAAACGTTACTAAATTTTCTTTTAAAATAAAATCTTCTAATAAATCATTAAAGTCTTTCAATCCTTTTTCTTTCTTAAATTTTTTTAATTCTTCAGATAATAAAAATAAAGTATTTCTTTCTATATCTAATATGTTTTTTCTTGAATCATAATATTCTAATAAATCCATTCTCTTAACTGCGGCTGTATTTATTATTGTAAGGTATTCATTATCAGAATTAAATGTGCCATCACTATCAGAAAATTTTGCAATCTTAATTGGAATACCACATTTTTCACCAAACTCTTTATAGTCCTCTGGTTTCATCATTTTTTCTTTTGTCATACCTAATTGGTTAAAAGCAAATGAATGTAAAGTTCTAAAGAAAGGTAAATCATTTTCTTTATCTAAATTAAATTTCTCCGCCGCACGATCCGCAGCTTCGTTTGCTGCTTTTCTAGTAAAAGAAAAATAACCTATCTGTCTTGGTCTAACACCATCTTTTAAAAATTGATCTACTAAATTTAATAACGTAGTTGTTTTACCTGTACCTGGTGGTCCTAAAATTATTGTTTTCATATATTAAAAATGCTCCTCATGATATTTAGTTTGAGAAGTAGATGCTTCTATTTTTTTCATAGTTTTAATTTTAATTAATCTAGGTTGTTGTTTCTTAATTGTCATTCTAGTCTCTTCAATAAATACATCTAATTGTTTTAATAAATTACCTGTTTGAGTTTTATCTTTTTCCCAATGATTTCTTTTACAAAAATTAAAAAAGTCTTCCATTCTAAAATAAGTAAATTCTCTATTCTCATCTGTAAAAGGAAGTTTATTAAATATATCATCCAATGTTCTTGCAGATTGTCTATTGGTAGTCCAATCTTGTAATAGTCCTGTTAATTCATTTACAGGATTTAAAGATTCTAATGGTTCAACTTCTTGAAGATTGGTCATCATAGGTTTTAAAAAATGTTGCTTCCAATCTTTTGGTTTAGGAACTGGTACTACTAAATTAGCTTGATCTAAACATGCTAATGCAAACATACCAGGATTGTAAAGTTGTTCTGATTTTAATTCTATTCTAGTTTTATCTACATCTAAAAACCATTGTGGTGGTGTTGATGCATATTTGGTTAAACTTCCAAGTACTGGCATTTCCTCTTCACCAAAACCTACACCATATCTTTTTGTTCTACATAAACCAGATTGACATACAGAATTAATTGGTGCATCTTTACATCTGTATTTATCATAACCTTTTCTATTAACTGATTTAATTAATTGTTGAACCTCACCATTACTTAAAGCAGGTTCCATATAATCCATATTAGCTTTTACAATATCATCTTCCCAAGTATCTGGTCTTGATTGTTTGTAGTAAACTGCAATATTAAATAAAGCATTATTCCTGGAACCTTCCCCAAAACCAGTTGAAGCTAGTTTATTTAAACAAGGTGGGCCTCCAGGAAATGCTTCCTCTATTTTCTTCTGTTCGACTTTAACTTGCTCGACTTGATTTTTTTCTTGCGCATATAAATTATAGAGCTCAAAAAATTCTTCAAGTGTGCAACCATTGCCTTCATCGTTGATAGCATATCGCAATCCTTTCATTTGATTGTGGTAAGGTAGGTTTAAAAAATTACCAGTGTCACCACGTTCCACTAGTATTTCTGTTTGTTTAGGAAAGATTTCTGAACCTTCATATCCTAAAACTGTTGCAAATTTTTTAAGAGTAGCTTGCATTAAAGCAGCTGAAATATTTTCTTTGGTAAATAAAAAAACGTGAGCACCGCCTGATTTAGAACGGCAAACTATAAGTGGAAGATTTAACTTCCTAATATTTTGAATGAGGCCAAGATGGTCAAAGTTATATTCGTCAATATCAATACACCCCCACTTACAGCTATTATCTTCTGTGATAGGGATGATTCCCAAAGCAGGGCCTTCACCTTTGAGATGATTCTCCCATAAATCGTCGGTGACGGGTTTACGAACAATAAAAGCCTTACCTTTTTGTTTTCCGTTTTCGCTACGATCTCCTGGCTGATATTGTCCATATGCTATTTTTAGTCCGCTAAATATATTTTTGAATTTATCTTTTTGCATTTATCATTTCTCTTTCTTTTGTAAAGGGGGATTTTACAATCCCCCTTATTTTTATCACTAGTATGGAGTACTATCTGATAACTTCTCTTCAACATCCTCTTTTGTTTGCACGTTGCCTTTGGATACATTTGATGAAAAATCTTTTGCCTCTAGGTATAAAGACTTATCATTTTGATCCATTATTCTGTCTTGTGTAACAACCCATCCATACCAAGAACCTTTATCGTTCTTTTGTAATGTAGATGCTAGATTATACACAACCCCATGCATAGGTGGGATAACAAAACCACCTTTTCCGTTAGGTATTTGTATGGTTTTCATCATAGAATTCCATTTTTTACTAACGTTTAATTGAGTCGACTTCATTGTTATCAAAGCAGGTGTATAACCACCAGTCTTTGTCTCAATCATTACATAGTAAGAAGCAGTCTCTTCAAGATAATTACCATTAGGTAATCTTATTTTAGAGCCTTCTCTCTTACCAGTTTGGATTATCGGACTGTTCGGTAAGTGTGTAGCAACAGGAGCACCTGGGCCATCACCTCTATCCGACCATTCTGGATAATCTTTTTTATAGTAACAAGGAATTACCTTGATACCTTTTTTACCATCGTATAATTCGCTGGTAACAGTATTATAGATCATACCAGGTTTGGCACCTTCTATATACTTTGCATCACCTTCAGTTACTTGTGGTGATAGTTGTCCCAAGATTCTTACAAACGGTAACGCCATATCTTCTGACGTCATGTTTTCAAAACCTTTAGATGTATCATCACCAAATAACGCAAGTGATGTTTCTGTTTTTTTAGCCATTACTTCATTAGCCATTATTTTTCTCCATTATTATTTCCGAGTTATTTTAGTTCTGTCTTTAATCCAAGTACTAAAGACATCAGAAGGCATGTCGAGCCCGGACTCGACACGCTCCTGAAATAGGGCTGTTAATGTATTCCAAGCCACATCAGATTTCTGACTTGGTTGAAACCCATTTTCAACCGCAAGGTCTAGCAATTGCTTCGCCTTGTCATCTTCTCCTTTACCAAAAGTAACAGAGACATTATTTTTAATAATATCTCCTAACCCCTGATCTCGAAGCCATTTGTAAGCAGCATCTCTTTTATCCAAATCTTTTGGAAGAGTGCACCTAAATTCTTTTCTAACAGATACTTTAGATCCATCTTGAAGTTTTAATTCAGATAAACCTTGTTCAGCTAATAGTTCTGGTATTACTCTTGAACCTATATCGTCTGCTTCTTCTTTTTTCTTTTTAAGTTGTTCTTCTAGTTCTGCAATCTCATCTTCTTTTTGTTTTAACTTAACACACTCTGCAGCTATAGTTGTTATTTCTACATTGTCTAAAAGATCTTTTGAATCTTTTAACATCA